TTTTACTTTTTCAGTCATTTCAGTTCCTCTTCAATCCTTTCAATCTCAAAGATTTCATTTAGAAACTCCAAACCATACTTACCCACAACCCAAGCATCTTTATCCTCAAAGAACCTATCACCTATGGTTCTCATATTATAACATTCTTTGTCTTTATCAAAGAAAGCAATCACATAACAATACTCTTTGCCCTCACATTCATGCCACCTAACGAGTTCATACTTGTTGTTCATTTTACACCAACGGAACTCAATATTACGAAACCTCATTGTTATCCTCAAAGTCAAACCATTCATAAAGAGAATTCATTGCACCCTCAACCACACAATCAACCACAGCATCTTGGTGCGGATTTTCTACATGTTTGTGAGCACGATTGTATCCATAACGGACACCTTCTTCAAGTGCCATTTCTAATACTTTACGAAAGTTGGGTTTCATTCTTCATCCTCTTCGTAGGGGAACATTTCATCATACTCTTCATCAGTCAGTGTGAGATACTGAACATTAGCATCTTTGTGTTCTTCAGCATACACTAACTGATAGTGAGCAAAACTACTTTCAGAAGTGCTAGCGTACTCTACAAGACCATCAACCAGGCAAAGGTAGTTCATTATTCTCCAAGATAGTTTTGATTTGTTTGAGGTCTTCTACTCTTTGTTTGGCAATGTCATACTCTTCACAATACCAGTCAAGATCATTTACTTCGTGATTGGTTTGCTCCCTAATGTCCCATTCAAGACATTGTAGGTGTCCTTCTTGGTCTTTTATAAAGTATTCTAAAGTATCAATCAAAGACATTAGAGCACCTCCCAATCACATTCCCAGAAGTCGTTGATATTCACCCAGAAGAAGTATTTCTGGTTCTCTGATGCGAGAAACAGCATACCATCACCCTTATCCTGCTCCACAATACAGATAGGGTTGTTGTCCATCATATTCGCAAGGCGGTTCTTAGCCTTCTTGCTTTTGGGTCTGACTGTTACTCTTCTCATTTTGAATCTCCAGTTTCAGTTTGCGAATACCAGTAATAAAGTAAGCAAAGTCACGGGATTCAGTCACCCGTTTTTCTTCACCACATACACCACACTTACCATTCCAGACAGATGAACAACCGACTGAATAGACACCATACTTTTGCCCACAATCCATACAGGTTGTGCCTGTCTGCTCAAGGCGTTTGAGTAGTGCCTTCTTCTCTTTGAGGGTCATAGGGGCGTTTCAGATATGAATATTATAAAGCATCAGGAGGCGTCTTCAACGTCCTCTGTGCCAGTTTCGGAAGTGTCCTCGTCAGGCAACTCCTCATCTAAATCCACACCGTCCAATACTTCATCTGACCATTCTTTTACTCTTTCCAACACTTCATCCATAGAATATGTTTCTACTTTACCAAGCTCAACGTCTTCTACCATTTGTAAAAGATATTCCAGAAACTCTTTGGGATAACATTCATCTTCACCAAGAGAAGACCAGAACCAATCTCTACATTCTTCTTCTGGATCTTCTACTGTTCTGGGGAGAGCATAGTTATCATAGTTGGAAGTCATCAGGTCAGCCCAGATGCGAAATGTGATTCGCATACTCTGCCATCCAGTCATCCAACAATGACCAATCCAATACTCCCACCAGTTCAAGGTGGTTTTCTTTTTATCAGTTCCTTTAAGTGCTTTACTAAACATCAGCACTCATCCATTCCAAGATATTCAGTTTCCTTTTCATCCACTTCTTTCATATAGTCCCAGTTCCAAGTCCTAGAAAGAACATCAATATCAAATCCAAACTTATATGCCCAGAACAGAATACCTAAAAGACCATTGCTTCCCATTGTAATTTGAAGATAAGGTGAAGATGGGTAGTCATTCCAACTTACAGAAAACTGAAACAGAGACCACTGATACTTTTTGGGTCTGATGTTCAGGATCTGGACATATACTTCGTGTCCAAAGTCATAGCGATGCTTGAATTGAATTAGGTTCATTGTGTGAGTTCCTCTGCGAGTTGTAGCATGTCATTAACATCCAAAACTGTTAGTCCCATTTGGGCATTATAAGCCTTTACAGACTGTGTTGCAAGAGAAAGAATTGCTGCAACTAATTTTTCTTCAGTATCAGCACCAGAGTTTCGTGCTTCCCATATTGCATTCATAAATGCTTGTGCTCGATCCGTCATTTATAATCATCTCCGTATTCAATATTAGAGTCTGCGTTCATAAGTTCTACAGTAGTTTGATATCCCTGTGCTACTGTAACTTCGTGTTGAATCGCAATATCACGAAGTGCTTCTACATCATATTCATGAGCAGTAATCCAACTAAATCCTTTACCAAAAGTATTATCAGGATTCACGATGTACCAGTGACAGGCAGTGTCGGGAACAAACACGGAACATTTAGTCCAGTCATTGTCCCACTGAGGAACCTGAACAAAAGAGAGTGCCGCAAAGATGAAACCAAGAAAACTAAAAATCATTGTTCCTTAACAACACAAGATGTAGTGCATTTAAGGTCACCAGAAGAACCAGAGACCGTAGATGTATGGTGTGGGGTCTTTTCTGGTGTAAGATTATAAGACACCAATAGACCTACAGCAAATCCAATAACGGGCAAACAAACGTGAAGTAAAAAAGAATTACGAGTCCGCATTAGTATCCTCAAAGTCAAACCATTCATAAAGAGAGTTCATCGCACCATCCACCACACAATCAACCACAGCATCTTCGTGTGGATTCTCTACGTGTTTATGAGCACGGTTGTATCCATAACGGACACCTTCTTCCAATGCCATTTCCAATACCTTACGGAAGTTGGGTTTCATATCAATAAGGAAGAGATTTCAGACCATCCAGAACTTCCTGAAAGCGTTCAGCACGACTCTTGTGGTGCTCCACATTCTCCTCAAGCACACTCACAATATCGTCCAGGACAACATCCAGAGACGCATCGGTATCAAAGTATTGTTGGATTGCTTCGGCAAGATACCGCCGCCGACTCCATTCCATACTATAAGGTTTGTAGTCCATAATAATGGGTGTATATGGGTGTATTATAGGGTATTTACTACGGGTTGTCAAGACTAAAACGGGGGGATTTCTCCCCCCAATAACTCAATGTGAATGATCTAACAAACTTCTACATATCCTTTTACACACTTGTTTTTCATCATCACATTCAATCAGACAATTAAAATAATCATTAACTAAATCCAATTCATCATTGCATCGATCTACAGTTTCTTCAAAATGGTTCCATTCAGCCAGTTGATTGTAAGAAATTAAGTTGTGCATAATAACCTCCATGCACAAAGAACATCATAATAATGGAGTTTTCGCTCATTTGTATCACCTCTCATATTGTAACACTATCTAGACAAATTATGTTCAGATAATAACATTTCCGCAACAAAAATTTATGCCTACGAGTTTATACTTACTCTTCTTCAAGTTCTGCCAGATAATCAATCCACCACTGAGGATCTTTTTGCATCTTCCAGTTGGGAACCTCTTTACCGTGCTCAAAATACCATTTCCAGATTGCTTCGTCAATCACTTCAGCAATCTCAATCCTCTTCATTCTCACCATCAACGTCTCCATATGGGTTTTCCACATAGGGTCCGTGCTCTCGTTTGGAATCTTCTCGGACATAATTGACTTCTGATACGCTAGAGGACAACCAGACAGACACTTTCATTATAAGATATATAACCGCCAGTGGAAGAAAACAAAGTGAAAGTATTACAGCGTGTTTCATTCTTCTATCTCAAAACACTTTTCAAACTTATCCCTCAACTCATTAAGTTTCGTTTGCTCTTGAAACTCCATAATATGTGCATTGATTTCTTTTTCTGCTTCAGTGAATTCCATACGATACTTTTGTTTAATATCAATCAAGCGCACCATATCCATATAGTGCTCTGGACTTTTATTAACAAACTCTTCGTAAGTCAATCCCGAGTCCTCCAATCGGTTTCGTCTTCATCACGTTTAAACCAATCATGCAGTTCATCTGGGCTGTCAAAACCTCTTCTACCAAATCTTTCGTGCCCTAAACCACCAATATCCATTGAGTTTAGAAAATCATCCATTTCGTCCATATTAGGATTTTCTGCTTTACGTCTTGCCTGACGGAGCATTGTACCAGCAGAGCGATTTGCTTTCGCAAGTTTCTCTGCCCAAATCATATCTTCAAGACTCACTTCTTCGTGAAGGACAATCTTTTCACAGATTGCTTCTAACCGAAGACGATATTGTGTAGATAACATATCTTTCTCCAGATATAGGGTTATTTAGATTCTGCTTGAATCAGATTGAATGCCAGGGCAACTCGCCTAACATCCGATCTATTTGGAAGGGTATGGTGGAGTAATGCTGATGGAAAAAATAGAATGGAGCCCTCAGTTACATTTTCTGGATTATATTCAACCATGCTACCATCAAATAAATCTGTAAAGGGAGCTATGAATCGAACTGGTGTATGTAGTTCTGGATTATATTCCAAATAACATACAGCAGCAAATCCTGAGTAATGATTATGTACAGGATGTGACATGTATTTTTCTTGGATTTGAAACCAAGACGAAGAAATTTTACACATTTCAACCTTAAAAGTTTCCATGAAATAATATATCTCTTCGTTCAAAATTTCATGAACAGAGCGATTCAAGTTATTCATTTCATCGGAATTTTCATCCCGAATAGAACTATAAAAAGTGGTATGTAAATGAATTTGATTTTCAAAATTACTGGATTGTGTTTCCATCAAATCGAGTAATTTTTTCTTTTTACTTTCCCAATCATGTACCTTTAGATGAAGCAAAGGTACGTTAAACATACTAATTAGCATCTGGATTATTTTTATTGCTGTATTCTTGTTGCAACTCTTTTGCTAGTTTCATAGCACGACGCCACATTAGATATTTTACCACAGGATTACGTGGATTATTCAATAACCACCATTTTTGTTTCTCAAAGTTAGATTTTGCTAACTTTGTAATGTAATAAAAAGCAGCAGCGACACTATCATCGGTTGCGATGAAGTATGCCACTACTGCAAATACGATAAACCAAGCGTAATAAGTCATCGTCTTAAATTTTTTAAATATTCTAGCACTTGCTCACGCACTGCCATTAATTCATTATAGCACTTTTGTTCGTGTGCATCTTGTCTGAGTTCGTGATCTGGTTTATGGACGCTCTCAATAAACAAATCCAACCCTTTATTCCATTTAATTTCAGGAGTCTCTTCCATAATCAGTATCGTAGTTATACTATTTAACGGGTTTAAAGAAACTTGTCTAAACTGGAAACCGATGCGCCTTTTGCGGACTTTTGAATGTAGGTTTTTGCGGACTTGTAATTGTTTGCCACATGAATTTGTTGCCCATTGTGAATGATGACAAACTTTTTAGAATTTACCATCGGAACAGCAGCCCACATACCATCTTTCGTCACATAACCTTGAGGGTCTCCTGGAGTTGGGTCAAGAATACCAGGACGATCGATAAAAGATTTTTGAAAAGATTCACTCATCCGAATACCGCAGTGACTCCCATGACCTTAGCATTAGGATTACGGGCGAGGGCAACCTGACGTGCTTCTTGGTAGTCACGTGCCTCAACAATCTCATCAAAGACCTTGCCAGCGACATAGAGTTGGACTTTGCAGCGCATTGGGGGGATTCCTCCTGATGTGTAGGTAGTTTAGCAGAAAACTCAGCGTTTGACAACGCTGATGGCAGGCAAACCCTGCTGGAACACGGTATCGACCACCGCTTGCACCTTCTTAGCGGTGCTGATGCCCACAGAAGAATAGACAGGGATGCAGACCAACCCAAAGGACTTGGTGTAGTCCTGAAGGGCACCAGGGGCGATCCTGCCGCTGCTGAGACCCTCTGCATCGTCCTTGTGCAGGCGAATCACCCGTCCGATGGTCTGGGAGATGCCGATGTAATCCATAGAGCGCATAAACAGCACTGCCTCCAGACCAGACACGTTGATACCCTCGCTCAGGATGCTGTGATGAAGAACCACAAACTTCTTAGAGTCATCCTTGCCCCAGGCACTCAGAGTGTCGAAAAACACCTCACGATTGACCTTCTGACCATCAATCACAGCACCAGTCTTGGAAGTGATATACATCCAAGAGAACCCACGGTCTTCCAGTTGCTTACAGAAGTCAGTCTGAGAAACCAGAGAAACAATCTGCTTGGTTGCCTTAGAGCAGATGAGAACCTTGCCCACTTCCTGAGCATCGATGGTCTGAATCAGATTCTCACAATCTACATCAGCAACAATCTGACCCTTGCTAAGAAGTTCAAACTGCTGAACAACAACCTTAGGGGGAACAATGAAACCACCCTCAACCAGTTCTGGGGCAGGCACATTGCAGATGACATTGCCATAAACGGCAGCGTCATTCATGCCAGGTTTTGCAATAGTGGCAGAATGCTTAGGAGTAGCAGTGAAGAAATAGCAGCGGTCAGCAGCAGAAGCGAAATGCTCGGTGGCAGGGAAGAAATGACGTTGGACAGAGTTGTGCGCTTCATCAAAGTAAATGGTATCAACGTGAATATCTGCCTGCTGAAGACGCTGCAGAGAGTTGTAGGTAGTGAAAATCAGTTGATGCTTGTAGGCACGGCGAGACCAGTTGTAAATCTCAGAAGGTTTGGTGGTGCTTTGGTGATGAGTCTCACCACTGTGAACGTGCAGAACAGCAGCAGTGGTGATAAACTCAAGAAACTCAGAAGACAGTTGCTCGGCAAGCAGAATGCGGGGAGCAACAACTACAATGGTCTTAGGCGCATCAGACTGAAACTCACGCAGAGCATCAAAGATAGCAATATTGGTCTTACCACCGCCAGTTGGGATAATCACCTGACCCTTACGATACTGCAGCAGGGTATCCAGAGCACGTTGCTGGTGGGGACGGAGTTGAATCACTGACCTCATTGCGTATAGGACTATTATAGCAGAAAACCGCCCCTGGTGCGACCCAGTGGACGGTTCTTAAAGTGTCTTAGAATCTCATCTCCAACCCAGACAAAGGTAGTCTAGCAGTATATTAGTAAAGTGTCAAGCTTGTTGCACCGACACCAGCAACAGTGAATGTAAGTGTATTTCCAAAGACTGTAATTTTAACTGGATTTGTTATACCAATTCCACTTGTAAAACCATTAGGCGCTGTTACAATTCCAGAAGCAATTGTCATATTCCCAGAAACAACAATACTTCCACTTGAAGAAATGCCAACACCATTTGATGTTGTTGGATTATTACCAACTTGTAAAGTGTAAAGTGGTGATGCGGTAGCAACACCCACTGTTCCAGTTAATACAGAAGTTCCACTAACCGAAAGACTTGATGGTGTGAGAGCCCCATTAACTGTTAGAGCACCAGTAGTTGTTACGCCACTAATATAAGCACTTCCAGAAACTGATAGAGTGCTTGTCGGAGAATCACTACCAATTCCAAGATTACCTGAACTTGTCAGGGTCATTATCTTAGATAAAGATGATTTGAACCAGTTATAAGAACCAGTTCCAGATCCACCTGGATTTAGATAAAAGTTAAGATTTCCTGTATCGTAGTTAATTACATCTAAAGATTGTTCAGTGCTGAATGGATATGTCCCATTTGTATTACCAAATCTCAATTGAGCATTACTAGAGGCAATACTTACATTTCTACCAAAAGTAATTGTAGAGGAATTTGATCCATCACTGGTCAGTTGTATTGAAGAGATACCAGATTTTCTGACATGAATTTGTGCGTTTGGATTTAAAGTTCCAACACCAATATTACCTGGAACATGAAGTGTTGTATAAACGGTAGAAATTCCAGATGTTGAAAAACCACTGTTAATACTATTAACAGTTATGTTTGCAGTTGAGGTAATATTAGATGCGTTTGATGCAGTTCCAGTTAGATTTCCTACAAAACCACCTGTTGATGTAGTAACACCAGAAACATTAATATTAGAGGGTAATCTTGCATTATCAATAGTTCCAGTTAAGTTAGACGCATTTAAAGAACCACTAAAACTTGATGCCGTTACAATTCCAGTTGAATTAATATTTCCTGTTGCTTCTTCAAATGAGATACCATTTCCAGAATTTGGGTTTTGACCAACTTGAAGAGAAAATTGTGGTGAGG